TCATGTACAAATTATACCAAAATATAAACATATCACCCAAAAATTAGAATGAACCCTAACCCCCTCATGTATAACCAACACGACCAACTAACTCTCCACTCCTTCCAAGAAGCTACCAAACTAGCCGCCAATGGAGAAGAGTTCTCCCACCTAGTAAAATTCCTCACTCCAGAATACGGACTCCGACTCAAAATCTTCGTCCAATCACTTCCACAAGCCATAGCAGAAAAAACAATCTATGGTAAAGTCCATTGGAACGACCAATCCAAACCTAAACAGAAAACAAGAAGGTAAGGAAAAGTGACATGGATTTTTAGGAAAAATTGTATGGGGGTTTATATATTAAAAAAACCAAAAAACTTTTTGGCTGGAAGGTGGTGCCCGTCACGCTAAATTCTCAAAATAAGGGATTCCTTAGTTGACTGTCCTCCCTCGCTTCGCTCGGTCGTCTCCTCACTCCGCTTCGGTTCGGTATCTCGCTCGCTTGCTCCTCCCTCATTGTTCATGTCGCTTGATCGAAAATCCGATCAAGCTCTGCGCTTGCGGAAAACCGCAAGCCCTTCGGCAAAAGCCTCAGGGTTCCGCAGAGTTCCGCCATTCACAATTCGGTCGTCTCCTCGCTTCGCTCGTTCCCTCACCTCGCTTCGCTCGGTGATTGCGAGGGGATAAACCCCTCGCCTCGCGCCGATTATGATCGTTGTCTATGCGGGTTGCATAGGACAGCACCGTGAGACCGCATGCACGCCAAATAGAAAGCGGCACATGGTATCCAACTCTTACGGCTATACCGATCCTGTGCCATTGAATTGCCACCTCACCTCGCTTGCGATCGCTTCGTTATGTTCGCTACGCCTCGACATATCCCCGGCTAAATCCGGGGCTTGTCGTTTGCCTTGGCTTCGCCAATGTCAAATCGGCTTCTCCATAACTCGCTGGCTTCGTCGTCCTCCTAACGCTCCGCTCGTTCACAACGGTTCGCTGCCGCTTCGCTCACTGTCGCTCGCTAGATAAGCTATGGCTTATCGTCGCCTCGCTCGTTCGCTCCGCTAACGCTCCCCTCTGTTCCACTCGCTCCGCTACTCGTCCTCCTCGCCTCGCTTCGCTCGGCGTATCGCTCGCAGGCTTGTCGCCTGCTCACTTGCGCGGCATCCGCCGCGCTCCTGACGTACGATCCAAACTCCATTGCTGTATCCGCTTGCTCGCTTCGCTTATCGTCGATCTCTTCGCTACGGATTGCCTAGAGCAATCCTCCGCTCGCTCCTAGATAAGCTCAGGCTCCCTGCGCTACAAACCCCTCCAACCCCATCGCCAACACGTTCACCTGCAACTTCGCCTCGTCAGCCATACTCGGAAACACCTTGCTCGCCGCCGTAGCCAAATCAACCATCTTCCGTGAGTTGTCCAATGCAGTATACCCATCCATCTCAGCTAACGCTTCGCTGGATCGCGCTAACGCGCCTGCCATATTACTGCGGAATGCCGCAGAAGAAGTCTCTAAGTGGGACGCTAACGCGTCCGCACTACGAGACACTACTGGGACACCGCTGTGATTATGCTCTCTTTTAATCTCCTTAATCTTCTCCACTTTAGCGAGTAGCTTATTAGCCGTTGCGTTAGTCTCCCATTCGTAGCGTGTCGCCCATTTGCGGACAGTGGGTTCTTTAATGCCGTGGAGGTGTGCCGCCTCTTTTAGTGAGCCTGTTGCTAGGTAGGTAGCTCTGACTTCTTCTCGGTCGATAGGTAGTGGGTTTGCCATATGGGTTTTGTATAGCGTAGTCAGGTGTGACATACAAGTTGTTTATATTTGGGTAGCAAGCTAGTCGCAAGCTCCGTGTCTGCGCAACGGACAATGGATCGTTATCTCTTATCTATTGGATTAGATTGAGCAGTCGCAAGCGACTGGATGTATCTAATACTCTGGCACTGCCATTCGGCAGGTGCGGAACTAGCGTGTATTCTCAAGCCACTTAATGAACCGCTCGCAGGCTCGCTCTCATTGTGGCTTTCGGGTTATAATTCTCCCTTCGGTTGTTGAGCGGAAAGGTGTGGCTCAATGTTAGCGATGTTATATTTTAATTTTGTTGCATATATTTGCATATGTTAGATTGCTCATGTGCTGGGGCACAAATAGGCTTCGCCAAGGAGTTGGCATGGATCGTGAATATCACAAACCATGCCAAGCCGGTGATTTAGGGCAAAATATATTTTCTTTTTTCTCATCTTTTTTCTTTACCGCAACGGGCTTTATGGTATCCTTATCTACATCGGAGCCCCTCGAGGCCAGCCACGGCGAGCAACTCCGATTCCGCGATTAGCGGCCCCGTTACGGACACCAACCCCGACTTGTTCGGCCAGTGTGAGCCATGCGCGGCAAGCCGTTTTCGCAGATGCTAGGGTGAACCCCTAGGACAAGTAGGTAGTTGACACGCTCAACCGACAGCCATCCTTTTTTGAGATGAGCGGACACGATGCGATGCAGGCCGTCAGGCCCCATTAACTCCGCTAAAGATAAAGACCGACGAAGGCCCATAGATTTGCCGACGAGGAAGCTTAAGACTGATTCAACCGAGCGAGAAAGTCAAAAAATCAGGAGATTGATTCCTCCTGTTACTCTACCAACCCCGAAAGGCGTGAAGCAGTTAATCAAAACCACCACGGCCCCGGGAGCTTATTCCCGAACGCAGTTAAGCAACCCATTAACCACTTACTAACTTACATTATGAATGATTCAACAATTAGTTTAATTAGCAACTTATTAACATTAAATGTTAGTCAATTGGAAAAAAAAAATTTCCGCGCCTGCGGCGCGGAAAGCTTCTTTTTCGTCCTATTTTCTAACGCTTTCCGCTTGCATCCTTAACCTCAAACACTAATCACCACCATGTCTGAATACATCGAACTCGACGATGCGCTTGCTCACCAAGAGTATGTCGCTGAACACTACGTTGTTGACCTTGAAACAGGTCGCATCATCCAAGCTGACTAACATGAAAATTATATACATCGGTTTAATCACATTAGTTGCAGAATTTGCCGCCCTCCTCTGGTTAGTGGACGGCATTGTTAACAAGTAACCAGAACCAAACCCACACGACACACACCCATGCCAACCATAACTCCAGCCGCAGTTCGCGGCATGACCACCCACAGAACCCCCCAGTTCATAGCCGCGTATATCTACCTTCAGCAACGCGAATTCAAAGAGGCGCTCGGCAGTCTGCCATTCGAGTTGACTGATTCCGAGCGCGCCACGCTTATGGCGATCAAGCATAAGAAGCGCGCCGCAATGCATGAAGCGCAAGTCAAGCAGTCAGAAGAGACTTACGCCAAGGCAAGGCGCAATTACTTCATGCTCGCCAAGCAAACTAAGGTCGTCCAGCGTTTCCGTAGTTACTTCACGCTTGTTGATCACTTCGAGGAGTATTTTAACAGCCTTAACTCTGACGATGCAAGAGACCTTGCAGAACTTCGCGGAAGGGCGAGCTGGCAGTTGTCCATTGGTCAACGCTTAAAAAGCTACGCAAAGAACTATCCACCATACCAACTCCCAGTTAAGGAAAACAAGCCGCTTTGGGAAGAGTATGATCTATACTCTTGCTCTGGTGAGCTTGAGGCCGACGAAATGCACGCCGCAAGGATTTGCAAAATCGCCAGAGATAAAAATTCTTGGCGCGGAAATCACGCAATCTGGCGACACAGCGATCACCTCAACTTCAGCCGAGACGGAGGAGGTCAAGCAGAAACCCAGTTTCACATTCGGCCAGAGTTAGCGCGTGTTGTTTGCAAGCTTGTCAAACAGATCGGGCGCATCAGCAAGAACGGCGGTCACATCCACCTTAATTGCAAGATGGATAACGTGATTGGCAAGCGTGTTTATGACGCGATGCGTTATCACTTGTCCTGGAGTCGTTGGCTTGTTCCCTTTGCTCGCCGTGATCATCACTGGTCAGCAGTTATCAAGGTTCGCCAAACATTCGAAGAGGCGATGACTCAAAAAGATTGCGCCCTTTCGTGCAATACTTGGAGACGCACCGGAACCGTAGAAATGCGCCTATGGGGAACCACGAACAAGGCCGAAGAGTGGCTTGGTCGTGCGGCCCTCATGCGTGCGATGGCCCAGTGGTCAGAGCATTTCAACGCCACGGGCACAGGCATCAAGCCAATCAGCAATGAAACGGCACAGGAAGCTTGGCCGATGTTCTTCAACTGGGCATCACGCAACGCTCCAGAAGGGCTTTGCTATGCGCTTAAGACGTTCCGCAAGAAGCTACGCAGTTCAGCAACCCCAATACTGGACAAGCGAGCCGCAGAGACATTCATGCGCCAATGGGAAGAATCGAGGCTAACTTGCCGCGGTTATCGTTGCCGCAATCGCGTAACCACTCCCCTCGTTTCAGTTCAGGAAGTAGCATAACCCACAACACAACACCAACCACACAAAATTATGTGCAAACTAGCAGGATGGACTAGCTCCAAAGAAAACCCCCTCACCAAAGCCGCCGCAGATGCCGCAATAACTGCCGCCGCCAAGGTTATAATGACCACCGAGCGCGACGGCCTAGGTTACGCGCAATCTGGCAACAACGGACTCCGCGCCCGATTCCTTGACCCCAAAGAGTATAAAGGCATGGATTCCATTCCAAATATGTATCGACGCGCAGGGAAAGCCGCCGGAGCGTTCGCAACCACATGGAGAACAGCGCATGAAGGTTCTTACAACCCAAGTAAGCACCTCATGATCCATGGTCGCACCGCAACCTGTGGCATCTCACTAGAAAATGTTCACCCGTTCCGCAGGAAAGGCTGGACACTCGCCCATAACGGCGTAGTTAACTGGGAAGGCCCAAAGTGTAAGGAACACGACAAGGTGACTTGTGACTCCCAACACCTACTTATCGCCATGGCAGACCACACGCCAATGATTCAGCGCAAAGAGGCATTGGAACATATCTCTGGATATGCCGCATTCCTTGCACTCAACCCACAGGGAAAAATGGTCGTGGCCGTTGACGATAAAGCTTCGCTTTATGCAGGCATCACCAGTAAGGGACGCTGGATCTTCGGAACCAAGCCAACCATCGTAGAAGCAATCGCAGACGCATGGAACGCAAAAGGCGTTACAGCTTATCCCATCGACAACTGGACATGGTTAGAATTCGACCAGACCGGCAAAGACCCGGATCTTGGAGAGTGGAAACATCAGAATGCCAACTCTCGACAGCTTGGTTTCGCAAGCCAGAGCCTCGGCACATCGTGGACTAACTCCCATATGCGCAGGAAGAAGGAGGAGGCAAACTCCCACGGGCTTTATAGCCCAACCTATCAACCATACACATCCCCAGCGACAACAAGCAGGGCCGCATGGTTAAGCGCAGAGGAAGCCGCAGAGCAACGCGACTTGATGCTTGATGCCGATGAGATTGCCGCCATGCAGAACGATGGAGGCCTTGCCGTTCCAGACTGGGATCGTGAAATCTAAAAATGGAAGATAAGCACATAACACTCATCGAATCAGTAACAGGCTTGCTTGTTTCACTAGGAATCGCATGGGTTGCGGAATGGTTACGCAAGTAACCGAAAGCAGGAGGAAGGGGACACCCCCCTTCCTCCCAACCCACTTAAGAACATACTTACATAACTTATGAATGATGCAATTAAAACACTAATTGGTAACCTAATAACATTAAATGTTAGTCAATCTGAAAAAAAATTTTCCGCGCGTGCCGCGCGGAAAGCTTCTTTTTCGTCCTATTCGCGTACGCTTTCCGCTTGCACTATCACCTCCAGCGGCTAATCGGTCGCCTCAACTCAGATTGCCTCCAATATATTGACCTCGCTTCGCTCGCCCATGCTCCGCTTCACTTCGCTTATGTTCGCCTCGCTTCGCTCTCTCCATAAGCTTCGCTTCGCTACGCTCACTTATCCTGCGGGCCAAGGCCCGTTTATGGCTTCGCCCATTTCGGCGGGGCGAAAGGTCGAGACTTGTTGGCGGGGCGAACCGCCAAGACTTTCATTTAAGAGCGATTGCAAAAGGTTCGCGGCCTCCAAAAGATTGGCGCAATAGGCAATTAGGTGCGCCTTATCGGATTCCAACCTCTCGACCTCGGCCTGTGATGCGGCGAGTTCTTGCTCAATCATTCCGCAGATCGTGTAATGCACCCAGTCTGAGGTTTTGCCGTCATAGTATCGCTCACGAGCGGCATCGGTTCGTGGTGTATTACTCACTTCGTTCGTGTCGGTTGTCATTTGTCGGTGGAGTTGATTGCTTCCTTGATTTGGTTGTAGTTGCTGGAGTCCCAGTAGTTTTTCTCGGTCAGTATTAGGAGGTCGCTTAACAGGAGCTTCAGCCTCTCGACCTCGGCCTCGGCTTTCTTATGGCTTTCCAATAGTAGAGGAACGCCATGTTGGATTATGCACTCACCTAGCCGAAGCCCCAGCTTGTCAGCCATTCCTCGAATTGGTTCGCAGACATGGACATAGGCTTTGACGCTCTTTTTGTATAACTCTGATTCTGCCTCTGCCTTCTCTGCTCGCTTGCAAGCGATTCTAAACTCGGTATCTAGGAACGAATTGATGTCCTGTGATTGGAGCAAGTCGGATTCTGTTTTTAGGAGCTGGTGGTTTAACTTTGCGACCTCGTCCTCGCCTATATCTCGCCACTCGGGAACGGGTTCCGTGGATTTTGCGTAGGCTATCTCCTCATCGGGAGTTGGTAGGTCTTTCTCTGGGTAGTATGGCTCCTCTGGCGCGGGGGCGGTTTCGGCTAGTAGTTTTTCAGCGTATTTCCATTCAGGTTCCAGTTCTCCGTAAGGAGGCGGGGGCAGTTTGCTTTTGATAAACGCACGAAGCCTCTCGACCTCGGCTTGTGCAATGCATTGGTTCTCTAGTGAGACGGCAAGCTCTATTTCAAGTTGCCTCGCAAAGTCTTTATCCACGACATCACACATCTCGTGATGGTGAAATGCCGTCCATATTTGCTCATCTGTGCGTGGTGTATTGCTCACTTCGTTCGTGTTGGTTTTCACGGGGTTGTTTTGTTGTTGCCGTTTTTGTTGTAAATGTGCCTGTAATCGTATCCCGGTTCTTCCATCCCGCGACGTTCCCAAAAGCCCTTAATGGCAGTGTTAACGATATGGGATAGGTGATATGAATATGGGAGTCCACCCGCGTCGGACTTCTCGACGCGGATGGGTGATCCGTTAAGCTTGTTGGCGTGTTCGCTCACTGAAGTTCCTTGAGGAGTTCTTCCATCTGGCACAACAGGCAACCATTCTTGTTCTCGCCCTCTCGCCCGTGGTCGCTGTCCGAATTTACGGCAACTGCGCTAAGAAGGAGATAAGCGTCACCGAGCATCATGAACATATCAGGAGCCTTGGCGAATAGCTTGGTGAACTTTAAGCTTTCTCCAATGGCAACGCTATCGTCCATTGTGAATACGGGGCGATCATTGGCATCGACCACACTATCAAGATCCGCTCGCAGAGGGAACTGCATGGGGATTCTTACGCTCTCTTCGTCAACTGACGCTGGGATAATGATACTCATTTTACTTGTTTGTTTGTTGTAGCTTCCTTGCATGATACCTACGTTTTGCGGCATCTCTACGTTTCTGCTGGTTTTCTGGCTTTGAAATCCATTTAGCAAAGCGTTCCTTTGCCTGTTCTTTATTTCTGGATTCAAATTCTCTATTGATCTTACGCTTGCGATCTCGGTTTTGTTCCGCCCAATTCCTTGCGCGATCAAGGATTGTATCCTTATTCGCCAAGTAATATGCGCGGCTGTATTCCTTCTTGTCCATTTCAGTTAAGGGCTAGGGACTGGATGGTGCGACCCGTGATGCGGCACTTGCGCTTGTCGGACTTGACAATGACTTGGAGCTTCTTGAGTTCATTGACCCTACCGCAGACGGCATTGATCGTGACTCCAGATGATCGGCTGATTTCTTGAAGGCTCATGTTTTTACGACCCCTCATAGCCCTTATGATCTTGAGGTGTTGCTTGCCAATGGTTCCGTTGGACTGGATTTCGCGGTATGCTTTGGTGGATGTATTCATCGGTTGTAGTGGTTGAGGATGGGGTTGATAATGGTGTCGGTGATTTCGCGTGTTTTGCCTAACGAGTTTAGCCTTCTGATTTCTTCCAATGCTCGGAGGGCCATGTCTAGCTCTGCTTGCAAGTGGTCAATTAGTTTTTCTTCTGGAGTCTCGTACCAAGGAGTTGATGCTTTAGAATCCATGTTCTTCCTTGTGCTTGAGATTGCTGATCTCCTTTTTGGTCTCAATGAGTGAGAGGCGATTTAGAAACATTGTGCATTCAATGGGATTGTCCCGATAGAACACCGCAATGCTCCGCTCTGTTTTGCGGCGGCTGTATTCAAGTAGCTGGAAGCCCCCTAGAACGAGCGCACCAACAATGCCAATGAATCCAATGGACAATACTATTGCGGTCATTTTATGGACGGGGCGAGGGCTTCCATGCTGAACATTGAATCCCAGTTTTCCGTTAGGTGGGAGTAGTCGGATGGCTGTGGATCAAACTCCTTGTTCGATGCGATTGCGAGGCTGAGTAGTTCCTTGGCTTTCTCAACACCAATCGTGATTTCCTTGCTTCCTGTTGCCTCTGCCTTCCGCACTTGCCATTGCAAGATTGGCTTGAGGCTCTTGATTACCATGTGTGTGTTTTTCATTTTTCATTCGCGGTGGTTGGGCCGCTTGATTGAAGTCTTTCAGAAAATGGAATCCATGCAAGATATTTTTTTCAGCCCGTGGAGCCGCATAAACACAGGCTCAAATGCGAACCCCCGTCCAGATCGAAATCTGAACGGGGGCGAACACATAACACATACCGACTACCAACAAATTTTAGAATGGAATGTCCTCATCCCTGTCCTTCGGGGCGTATCCGTTGGACTTGTTTTTGATGTGATTGTCAAGCCCCTTTTTCTTGTAGGGTTCGCCAATCTTCATGGACAGGAATTGCTTACCTGCCTTGCTGGTCTTTTCCCAAATGCTGATCTCGTAGTCCTTCCCGTTCACATTGATCGGGCCACTCCACTTCGGGGCATTGGGGTTTGCATTTTCTTTGCGGAATGCGGCTCCGCTATTGGTGTTGTCGTATTGCATTGTTTTTGTTTTTGGTTACTTCTCGTCAAAGCGCATATAGCTTTCACGAAATTCAAGTGGAATACTAGCACGACCGCAAGCCCTAGCAAGCTTTATATTGAGATACCAGTTGCCCTCATCGTCGCGCTCAATGACCAAGAATAGATCGCAGTCATGTTCGATTGCTCTTGACTCTCGGCTTGCTCCATCAGCATTAAGCTGGGTCAGGGCAATGATGGTGATGTTCAGTTCCTTGGCAAGCTGTTTAAGCGTCCTAGAAGCCTCTGCAACTTGCCGCTCGCGGCTATCCTTGCGGTCGGTCGGGGAAAGCAACTGAATGTAGTCTACGACGATTACGCGCGTTTTGTGGACGGCACACATTCGACGCATCGCGGCACGAAGCTGAAGCGGATTCACATCTCCCTCGTCGCGGATAAACACGGGGAGTAATGATGCTTGGGTGGCGGCTCTTGAAATGCTGTCAATGTCTCGCTTGCTTGGCTCCTTGCTCAACACGCTAATGTCAACGCCTCCATAGGACGCAACGAAGCGATCAAACAATTCTCCGCTACTCATCTCAAGGCTGATAAAGCCAACGGAGTGTCCAGCATTCGCGGCTCTAGTTGCCATATTGACTGCCATGCTGGTCTTGCCTCCCTTGGTGGCGGCTCCGATCACGATAAGTTGCCCCTCGCGGAATCCTCCCGTAATATCATCCAATGGCTTAAAGCCCGTAGTCACGCCAATAAGCTTGCCTCGGTTCCTGTATATCTCCTCATAAGTATTGACGCGATTCATTGCGACTTCCTTTAGGGATTCAATGCGTCCTTTGCTCTCGGCATCTGCGGCAACGGCAACAAGAACCTTCTGCACGACCTCGGACAACTCGCCCCCGACTGCTGGATCATCGGCGGCTTGAATGATTCTTTCCGCGCCAGACTTGGCAAGCCTAGCTGTATGCTTCCTTCGCAGGATCTCAAGATACTCCCTCCAATTGCTTGAGATGGACGGAGCCATGAAACAATCAGCAAGAACTGCTGGGCCTCCAATAAGCTCCAGCGTCCCATTGTTGCTCATTGCGTCAGTCAGGGTGACTAGATCGCAATCCCTTCCTTCCTTCCATAGCTCAAGCGCAGATTCAAATATGCGTTTGTGGCATGGGTGAAAGAACAACTTGGGGGAGGCATAGTCAGCCGCTTCGTTGAGAATGTTGATGTTCTGGATTACGCAAGAAAGGAATGCTTTCTCCGCATCAAGGCTTGCTGGTGTGGTCATTTGTTTTTGGTGATTTCGTATTTCAATAGTTCGTATGCTTCAGCCATCTCTTCCTTGTCTGCTCCGTCAACTGCGGCCTTGGCTAGAATCATAGCCGCATTGCGTTGCTTCATCACTTCGGAAAGCTTGTCAAGCATGGCGTTGAAGTTCTTTTCGGTGTATGGAGTGGTCATAGATCCCATGCGTCTTCTCCGTCTAAATCTTGCCCGATGATGGTAGCCTTAAATCCAAGGTGCTTTAGCAAGTTTTGAAGGTTGTTGTGTTCGCATGGGCCAGATGCCGCTTCCTCCCCATCAACAAAGATGGTTTCGCCAGACTCATAGCAACATCCATCAGCGCATTGGTGCGTGTATGGTCTAATGGTGATGGTGATATTTTTCATTGTTCTGATAAAATCGGATTGGTATTTCCTTTCCTTATGAACATTGCAGAGGTTGCGCCGCTTGTCTTTTTTGGTTTTTGCGTTTGATTGGCACGGATGTCCTGATTCAGCCCCGCAATTGGGACATGGGTTCCTTACCCAAAAATCCCTGCTTTTATTTGGACGCAATATTCTAAATACGTCATTCATTTCTTCTTCCTCCCACGGGGCTTGGGTTCTGGCTTAGCGGCTTGCATAGCCCAATATAGATCCACCTGCTTCTGGAATACAAACCACTCCTTTGACAAGTCATCGCGCCAGATAACCTCAAAGTCTCCTTCCTCTTCCTTGCCGATTCGGACGATTGCGTGGTTGGTGATTTGATTTACTAATTCCATTACATCAATTTTAACGCCATCTGGAATCACTTGATACGGCCCAATTACAATATGCTTACACTCTTTTCCATCTATTATTTTTGAAGCCCTTGGTTGATTGCAGTTCCATAGCTGTGCATACCCTGCACATTGCCGCCAGTACGACTCGCTGATCTTCTTGCTGGTCTTGAAGTCAATAAGGATGTGTTCTCCTTTTTGAGAACGAGCGATCAAGTCAATGGTTCCTCCGTACTTGTGGGCCTCGTTCACAAGCTGAATCTCCGTTGCTACCTTCTCAAGGTTCTGCCCGTCCCACCAATCCACAAACTTGTTGTAGCACATAAGAGCCTTGTCAATGTCCTCCTGCCCATAGTCGGACAAGTCGGCAACTTGATTGTTCAAGAAGCACTCGATGAGGAAGTGAGCAACTGTGCCGATGTCTGCGGCTTTGTCTCGCTCCTTACGATAGTCCTTGCCCTCCCGACCAAGGTTCCATGCCCAATGGATCAATGCCCCTGCATCGTCTCCAATTTTGCAGATCGTGCTACCTCCCGGCACTTGGGTTCCATCGGCTAGATGGTATTTTTGATGAGGCGCATTACGCACCAGTTTTGTTTTTTCCATGAATCAGCGATAGTCAGATTCTATCTCATGGTCAAGCGCATATTGTTCCCAAGCTTCAGAATTTTGTTCTTGACTAGCAGAGGCATCGCCAATCCCGTTCTGAGAAACAAACAACTCGGTGAGAAGCGCAAGCGCATCGGCTCTGTCTGGCGAGTTACCCTTCGTGCGTTTCTTTAAGTCCTTCTTGCTCTCAAGCAATGTGCGTTCATTCCTGAGTGTGTATATGCGAGCGCAAAGCTCTCTCGCTGTCTGGTCGTCCATCCCTCGCATTCTTCCAGCCATGACAACAACCTTTATCTGCCCCCATAGTTGCGTGACCCGATTGGCATAGACTTGTTTTGCTGGTCGCGTGTCCTCAACGGAAACAGGAGACTCCGTAGCCGCTCCACCAAAGCTCACTCTCACAAATCCCGTTTGCCATCTCTGCGAGATAATGTCGGCAATTCCTGCTCCTGCTCCCGTAGCATCAAGCGCAAAATCTTCGGGGCTAACTCCCCTCGCTTTCAACTCGTTGATTGTCTGGTCTGCCACTTGGTAGAACAATGGATAATTCGGATCGTCTTGTAGGTTCAGCCTAACCACATCGGTCAGGAGCATCGCAAGATCCCCATCGTCGGCCTTTCCTACCTTGGCGAAGCGAAGGATGCAATCGTCACCCTCCGTGGTAAACGCTGGGTCTAGTCCTGCAATAGTCTTAATGTTGCCCCCTTGCCAGATAACCCCTTCCCTAGCCTTGCCCTCGGCAATCATCGCGGAATCAAGCATGGTGTTCCTTGCTCCAGATCGTGACCACATTCCTCGGCAATAACTATTCCACTCAAGGCTACCCTCGCCAAAGTTCTTGCGGATTGTATCCACGTTGTCCTGTCCAAAGAGATATGGGTAGATGGTTCTCCCTGCCTTGATGTTGGGAGACTTAAGCCCGTCAAACCTAACGCATATCCCCGACTTGGTTTCCCAATGCTCGTCGCCATCTTGTATACTACCCCACCCCATTTTAGGTTCGCAGAATAGCCCGTGCGAATCAAACATGGAGGAGGCGTTGGCAATGGCGATAAAGCGGAAGAAGTCTGTACCAACTTGAAGGTTGGCCCTAGCAGAGAATACCGCTGGATTGGTCTGTGCCGCTTCGTCAACCATGATAACCATGCGCGGCAAGTGAACACCCTGCAACTTACCCACAGCCTGCTCCACGGCTCCAGAATCTACGGCAAGCGCGATAATACTGCTCCTATCGTCACCCTTCTGGAACTGGATCTTGGTCTGTGAATCAACTACGTTAAGGCCGAACAATGGAACGGCAGGCCGCACGAAGCGCATCATTTCCGACCAGATGCGCCCACGGAGGGACGGAACTGTGGTAGAGGTGAGGGCAACGCGAGTTCCCATTGGCTTTGCCAGATACTCCACCAATGACAATAAGGTGAACGTAAAGGTCTTTCCAGCCGCCGCGCACCCAGTTACTCCAATCTCGTCATAGGTCGTCCAAGCCCACAAAGCCAACTCGTTCCAGTCGTTCCACGACTTAATCACATCAGGCCAAAGCATATGGATAACGTGCTTCATATGCCTCCCGCGAGTCAACCCGCTGAACCTAGACGGGTCTGGATCACTAACGCACAACAACTCTATCTCAAGCTGAGATATGTTGGGATGCTTGGAAAAATCTAGTCCGTATGTCTGTAGCTTCATTATAAAAAGAAGCCGCTGGTGCGCTAACACCAACGGCTCTTGGGATACACCATTACAGGTCTATCGTCCGTCGCAAGATTAGTAGTTTCGCAGTTGTGACCTGATGCTGTCAAGTGCCGAACGGGGCTTGCCCTTGGACTCGCCATCATCGGAGCTTGCGCTTCCCTTACTGATACGGGGCTGGACTGCGGCATCTTCTGCGGCGCGATTCTTGTATTTTTCAAGCTCTGCCTTAAGCCGCTTGTTCTCATCAACGGCATCGGTTGCGATAGCCGCCAAGAACGGAACGACGGCAAGCTTGTCCTGCGGGGCAGTGCCGTTGAGGATTTCCTTGGCTTCGTTAATCCTGCTCTTAACCGCCATGTCATGCTCCTCGTCTCCGATCATTCTGAAGAAGTCGTTCTTCATGGATAGGTGGGCGGCAACGCGATCAAAGTTGCGGTTGATGGTCTCGTTCATCTGAGCGCGATCAAGCTCCTCATCCTTGGCGAGCATACTGCTGGTAGCCCTGTAGTCGGTGAGTGCCCCTTCAAGACTCTCTCGCTTTTCCTCCGCCTTGTTGATAAGGGAAAGGAACTGGGAAGATGCGGCTCCTCCGCCCATTGCGTCATCAATGAACTCAATGCGCTCCCTGCCCTTAAGGGAGAGTGCTTTCTCTGCAAGGCCGGGGTTCTCCGCCATCTCCTTGGCAAACTCCATAGCCGAGTTAAGGGCATTGTTATAGGGTTGCTCGTACTTGTCGCGGAACTTGGGTGACTTCTCAAAGGCAGTCTTCTCAAGGGTTGCCTCCATTTCCTCCAGCTTGCGCTGATATTCGGAAAGCTTCTCCTCCTTGCTCTTGGACTCTAGCTCATAAGCCTCTGCCTTTTTGCGAAGCTCTGCAATGTTGTCCTCTTTGCTCTTTTTGGTCTTGGGAGCCTCAACAACAGGATCGGAATCCTTGGTAAGATCAAGGTCGCTAATGTCAAAGGAATCCTTTGTGCTAGTCTCCTTAACAGACTCCTTCTTCTTCTTGGGCTTCTCGCCTTCCGCGGAAGCGGAGGACTCACCTCCATCCATTTGCTTAAGGAAGTCCTCGGTTTCCTGCGTGGAAACGAGATCCATGTCCGTAGCGATGGAAGCTGAATCTGGCAAGTCCTCAAGTGTCTTAAGGTCTGTGCGCTCAATCTTCGGCTTACTCTTCAGTTGCCGACTTATTTGACTCTCCCAGCTATCGGTGATTGGCTCTGGAGTGGATGCAATAACGGGATCAGCCGCTTGCGTTGTATTTGGTGTGGTTTCTTCTGACATAAATTAAAATTCGTTTCCTGTGTAACTTGGCTGAATATCTTTGATTTCCTCTGGAACCCTAGAAAGGCTTTCCAAGTCGTTAATCACGCTTGCCCTACCAGCATCAAATCCAAACAACACATGGGCATTGTTTGCAATGGACATAAGGGAGTTGGTGCTACCAAGGGCTTTGGCGGCGGTTAGTTCCCCAATAACAGACAGGGCTTGCTTAAGCACGGGAAGGTCTAGTGCCTTCTTTAGCTCCACGGCAAGGTTAACGTCATCCCTCCACTCTGAATATGTCATAGGTATTCCTCCATCTCTACAGCTTGTGCGTCCCGTATGGACTGAATCAATAGCTTGTGTGATAGTGCCAGTTCAGAGTCTTTCCCGTGAAAGGTTCGATGATACATATATCGGTCGTAAATTAGTGCAACAATCTGCTCCGTTGCCTCTAGCTTTCCTTGGTCGAAGGGGTTCATTTTGATATGCGTTGAATTTCTCTCTGCAAGTACCAGATCGCCTTGGTCAAATCCTCGACCTCGGTATCTTTGTTTTTGTATCCCGCTCGCGCTATATACTTTACCGCGTTCCCGCGATTAAAGTTCATGCATTCGGTGATGGTGATGATTTCTACTGGATAAATATCCTTGTAGTGGGTTGGGTTGATCGGGTCATTAGCCCGACCATTGGTGGTGGTCATTGGTTTTATTGGGGTTGGTGTATTATCGGCAATTCCAAGCGCGGAGAGATTTGTTGATCCTGCTGTTGGGGTCACGCTTCTTCTCTGGACTTGTCATCTTTGCTTTCATTCCGCTCATTCTGGCACAAAAGGAAGCCCTCCTCTTTTTGTCTGCCTCGGTTTTGGGGTTGGGGGCAGGTGGCTTAAGGTTGCCGCCAGTAGCTTTATTGTAGCTGGCCCTACCCTTTGCATTAAGTCCCCCCTTGGGGTTCTTACCTTCTTTGCGTGTCCAAGCGGCACTCATTTCTTTTTAGCGGTTTTAGCCGAGTTACGGAAGTCTTTGGCTGTTGGTCGGCCTTTCTCGCCAGCCCTCTTCATGCGCTCTTTAGAGCCGCCCTTAATGCGCTCCTGCTTGGCATTGATGTTTGCGTACAATCCTTTTTTCATTACTGGTTCTGTTCGTATTGTTGTGCGATTTTCAGTTTGTCAATCATAAGCCTTTGCGCGGTTCTTTGATCCTGCAATTGCATTTGGTGCTGGGCTTTTGCTTGCTTGATCTGAGAATCGTTCTGGAACTTCATTTGGTCAAGCTCTATTTTGTTCATGGCAATCAGCATCTTCGGGTCTTGAGGCTGTTGCTGTTGTTGCTGTTGCATTGCCTCAATCTGCTTCTGTTGCATATCCATAGCCATTCTGGAGATTTGGTCGGCAATCTTCATAAGCTCATTCAAATCATTGCTCATTGAATCAAACTGCTCTGCCCTAGTCGGGTCTTCCCCGATGAACTGAAGATGACCAAGCATATGAGGCATAAGCCCCTGCATTGCGACGTTAACTGCAATCGGATCAATCTGCTGATCCTGTAGCCCCTTAATAAGCTGGTTGGCAAATTGAGAGTGAACAGCCATGTGGGTAACATGGTTCTGATCTGGATCAATGAGAACCTGACCTCCGCCTTGAAGCGCATTGTTCTCAAGCGAGGAGATCGAAAGGTCGTTACCCTCCTGCTTAACCTCTTCTGGTATTCCGAACGTCTCCACTCCAACCTGACCAGCAATGGCGGCAATGTTGGCGTTAATAACGCGCTTGCGGTTGGACTCTGGTAGTTGCGGCAGGTATTGACCGATAAGCTCCATGGCCTGCATACGGGCCGCAGACGACCCCTGACCAATGCTACGAGTCGCCTTTACTGAATCAATGTCAAGCATTGCGGCGGCAGGAACTCCACGCTCCATACAGGCTTTCTGGAACTTAAGAGCCTCCAATCCACCATGATCCTCTTCAATGAGGTTGGGGTTGGATGCACGGCGGTAAACCTCACGATAATGAACGTCAAGTGCCTGTAGGTAGATTTCAGCGCGGGTATTGGTGAGACGAGACTTCTCGCCAATCTCCATCTCCACTTCCTTATTGCCCTTCTTGCGCCCCCCACCAGCAACGGATGGCATGAAGCTTCCAATGTCGTCACTCTCTTGCCCTTGGAAGAACTGAGCCGTCTGCATTGCGGCAGAAAGATTAGAGGATACGGAAGCTTGGGTTAGGTTGAGTCCCGGTGGCAGGATTCGATAAGGCCCGATTTGGACAGTCTTAAGCTTCTCTGCGTCAGCCGCAGTGTTGGGCTGGAACATTACGCAAGATCCAAGGATAACGCCCTCAAGCAGAGCATTGTTCACTCGGTTCATTGCCTCGGCATACTTGTAAACCTTTTGGCCAAGTCCTCTAACGCCATGATAATACCCGTTGCCTACCCCGTTTAGGAAGATAGTGAAGGCGTTGGAGAAATCCTTATAGCGACCGACCTTCTTGCACAGGAACTCGGTTGAGTTAAGGCGATCAAAGATATAATGGCTGATCCTGCCATCGTATTCCCTGACATAGAAATTAGCGACCTTGATTACCTTGGACTTGGC